TTGATCCTTCCTAAATAACTAGGAAGGGATTATAGTGGGTAATGGCATCTCCAAGTACAAGAGCAGAATTAATTACATATGCTAAGAGGCAATTAGGTGAACCTGTCTTGCAAGTTAATGTAGATGATGAGCAAGTAAACAATGTAATTGATGACACGTTTCAGTTCTTTCAAGAGAATTGTTACAATGGTATGGAGAGGTGTTATCTAGTACACGAGATAACTGCAGATGATAAAACTCGTCTTGCAGCAACTACTGATACAACTAAAGTAGATGCTGGTGTAACTACCACTTGGAAAGAAGCAACAAACTTTATACCTATACCAGCACATGTATCTGGTATTAGTAAGGTATTTGGAATGGTAGGTAACTCTATACGTTCCAACTTATTTGGTATTGAATATAGAATATTCTTAAATGATTTGTATGCCTTTGGATCTCTTGATATCTTAAACTACTATATGACCAAGCAATATCTAGAGACTCTAGATATGGTTTTAAACAATGGTTCATTCCAGCAGTTTAGATATACTCAGCGTCGTGATCGTTTGTATCTAGATATAGATAAAGACTTCTTACAAGAAGGACAGAATCTATTAATAGAGGCTCATCGTATGATTGATCCTAATGATGCAACAGAAATGTACAATGATATATTTGTAAAAAGATATGCTACTTCGTTGTTGAAAAAACAATGGGGTATGAATCTAATTAAATACAACAATGTACAACTACCTGGCGGTGTAACACTTAATGGTAGAGAGATCTACACAGACGCATTAGCAGAAATTGAGAAAATCGAAGGTGAAGTTCTCAGTAAGTATGCTATACCACCAATGGATATGATCGGATAAAATGCCTACAAGTCCCTACTTCCCAACTTATCACCAAGGTCACAGTGGCGAACAAACTCTGGTACAGAATCTTGTGGATGAACAAATCAAACTATTTGGTTCTGACATATACTATCTACCCAAAACAGTCTTAGCAGATAGCACATTGGATGAGGTCAGATATACTAAGTATCAAGATCAATTCCAAATTGAAATGCTACTTGTAAATGTAATGGGTTTTGGAGACAATGCAGAATTTATAAGTAAGTTTGGTTTGCGTATTACAGACGAGATAATCTTTCGTGTGTCTACAAATAGATGGGATGAGGAGGTAGCAGAACATAGCATGTCTTCTAAACTCACAGTTCCTAGCAGACCTAACGAAGGGGATTTATTATACTATCCTCTCACAGAAGATTTGTATGAAATTAAGTATGTCGGAAAGGAAGAACCATTCTTCCAGTTTGGTAAGATTCAATTTTATGCAATTACTGCAGAACTATACGAGGTTGGTTCAGACGATCTTGCTACAGGTGTTGCAGAGATAGATGCTATAGAAGAGTTGTTCGACAGTGCTATTGCTTTGTCTATGGGAGTTGGTGGTACAGGAGACTTTACTACTGGTGAAACTGTTACTGGTGGTACTACTTCTACAACTGCAGAAGTTAAGTCTTGGGATAGTTCTACAAGAATACTACAGGTAATCAATAGAACTGGAACATTTGCAGCAAACGAATCACTTACAGGTAATACCAGTGGTGCTGTATGGGTTGTATCAACCTTTGATACACTACAGGATACAAATAGTGAGTACGATGCAAATAGACAAATCGAAGATGCTGCTGACAATATAGTTGATTGGTCAGAAGGTAATCCATTCGGTGAGTTTGGTAATTTTACAGGTAGCATATAATGTTAGGTAATCACTTTTACAACCAGATAGTTCGTAAGAACATAATAGCATTTGGTACACTCTTCAATAATATTACAATGAAGAGCACAGATCCAAGCACTGGTGCTGTATTAGAAGAAATGAAAGTACCGTTGGCATACGGTCCTAAACAAAAATTTATTGTAAGACTAGAAGAAAACACTAGCAATAGAAAAGTAGCAATCACTCTACCAAGATTGTACTTTGAGATGACTAGCATTGACTACGATCCTACCCGTAAAACTTCCCCCATCCAGAAATATAAAACTATTATCAATGACAATGGTGGTGAGGTAAGAGTGCAGTATGTTCCTGTACCATACAATCTATCATTTGAACTTGGTGTAATTGCTAAGTCACAAGACGACGCTCTACAAATTACAGAACAAATTCTACCATATTTCCAACCATCATTCAGTGTCACTCTCAACATGATACCTGATATGAATGAGAAGAGAGACATTGCTGTAGTACTAAACAATGTATCATATGAAGATACATGGGATGATAGTTTCTATGAGCGTAGATATATTGTTTACACTCTCAACTTCCAGATGAAGACCTATCTATACGGTCCTTACAACACATCAGATGTTATCAAGAAAGCAATCATACATGAGACACTTGGTGATACAGCAGTCAATCGTAGAAGTATTACTAGAACATATACACCAAAAGCAAAAACTGATATCAATACTGATGGTGTAATTGATGCAGCGGATGATGCACTGGTTGATGCTGGTGATGATTTTGGATTTAACGAAGGGATTGAATTCTTATGAACCTAGAAGATAACATGGAAGAACTTCTTAACATGGATGTAGAACATGTTGAGAAACCTAACTTGCCAAAGGTAAAATCAAAAGAAGATGATCAACAAAAAGATTATGAATACACTCGTGGTGAATTGTATTCTTTGATTGACCAAGGTCAAGAAGCAGTGAAGGGTGCGTTAGAAGTAGCACAAGAGAGTGGTCATCCTAGAGCATATGAAGTTGCTGTAGCAGCAATGAAACATGTTGCTGACATGACAGAGAAATTACAAGACTTACATAAGAAAATGAAAGACCTTGATGAAGAACATGCAGGTCCTAAGAATGTTACTAACAATGCTATGTTCGTTGGTAGCACTACAGAGTTACAAAAAATGCTAAAGCAAATGGGCGGTGGCAAGAGATAGTCGCATAAATAGATCTGTATACCCTGACATGGTATTATGAACTACAAAGAATTTAAAAGACTCGCTGAGTCTGCCAGTGTGCAGGATAACGGAATTTTAGAAGGTGCAGCCTGGACAAAGAAGGCTGGCAAAAACAAAGAAGGTGGACTTAACGAAAAAGGAAGGAAGTCTTACGAGAGAGAAAATCCTGGATCTGACCTTAAAGCACCAAGCAAGAAGGTTGGAAATCCCCGTCGGACATCCTTTTGTGCTCGAATGAAAGGGATGAAAAAGAAATTAACTTCAAAGAAAACTGCCAGTGATCCTGATAGTAGGATCAACAAATCACTTAGAGCTTGGAATTGCTAACAAAGCGTAAAGCACGCTATCTTTTTGACTATAATTATAGTATAATGACTGTAGAATTATGCGTTTTAATAATGGCGACATCCATTGTCTAATACGAGCTTGTCTAATCGCTCAAGAACAGACAGGATCTGAGGACATATGGGATAGATATGCCGACTTGATAGAAAAACTTAGAGTTTATTCTGATCAAGTTTTATCCCCATCTGAATCATGAAAATAAAAACAAGATTTGAAACTTTCTCTGAGAGAGAAAGACAGTTGCTTTCAGAAGCAATTTGGAGGAGACAAAGAAGTTATATTGCTGGCGACAAACTGTTTAACGAGTATGGAAAAATGCTGTCAGAAGTCCTAGACAATATGGACTATATGCCTGGCAAGGTGGTATAAATACCTATTAATATTATGTTCAGTAAAGAATTAAAAGAAGCAACTAAGGAGTCTCATTCTGCAGCAGAAAATACAAAATTTGTTGCAGGATTTCTTAGAGGGGTTGTTGACCCAGAAGACTACCGTAAACTCATTGCCAACTTCTGGTATGTTTACAGTACTATGGAAAGACTAATCAGTGACGCTGATGATCCAATTGTACAAGTATTACAGGGATGGCAGTGGCAACTTGATCGTAGTCAATCATTAGAGAAAGATCTATTATATTATTATGGTCCTTATTGGAAAGAACAGATAGGTCCTTCACCAGCATGTGACACTTATTGTTTTAGACTTAGTGAATTAGCACAGCAAGATCCATATCTTTTGCTTGCTCATCATTATACTAGATACATAGGTGATCTATCAGGTGGACAAATTCTATGTAAAATAGCAAAGAATGCACTCAATCCTCCTGCTGGCGAAGGTTTAAACTTCTACGAATTTCCTAAAATTGCTGACGCAAAGGAATGGAAAAGAAACTACAGGGCAATACTTGATGTATTAGATCTAGATCAATCACAAAAGAATGCCATATTTGCTGAGGCAAACTATGCATTTAGATTGAACATGTATATGTTTGATGAGATCAAATCTGAAGATCCATACCCCGCAATGACAGCACTTAGAGGTTTCTGGAAAGTAATTACTGGTTCAATTACTAACAGATAAAATGAAAGACTTACCTATCACATCTACCTGTATAACCTTCGCTTTAATAATAGGAACAGCAGTGTTCCTCATACCAGCAGCATGGGCACATCCGATATTAGTCTAAATGTTTAATACTTTATTATTTGGAGTTGGAATATCACAGTTCCATCTCAATGATATTGATAACAAAAATTTATGCAAATATAAAGATCAAAGGTATTTGGATATTTCTGATCCATCCTTATCAGAATTGAATTGTCGCATTTTAAAAGAGAGCAAACATATCTTAGACTCAACCTGTAAAGGTAAACAGTTGAAGATAAAAAAAATTTGGTATAACTATAATATCAATAAAGATATAGAAGAACCACACAATCATAGAAACAGTTTTTTATCTGCTGTTTACTATCCACTATCTACTGATGGAGTCTTACAATTTTTTTCTCCATTCTCTGATTATTTCTTATCACAAGTTCCCATTGAAGATGTACATGATATGAATTGTTATAATTCTAGTTTCTATGAGTTACCAGTTAGATCTGGAGATTTAGTAATATTTAATTCGATGCTCTATCATAGAGCAAAACTATCCGTAGACGAACGGATATCTATAGCATATGATATTGACATTAAATCATGGTAGTCTGGGGTGTTATATGGATGGTTTTTATACTGGTAATAATAGTGTCTTGGTATATCTACTATATACTAAAGATGTCATTTATGGAGATGAACGATGGGAGCGATGACACCACCAAGTAGGAAGTCCTGCTATAATTTTAGAGTAACGGAGATTAACCGTGTTGTTGACGGCGATACTATTGATGTCACCATTGATCTTGGGTTTGACTTATACAAGAAAGAAAGAGTTAGAGTTGCAGGAGTTGATACGCCAGAGAAAAGGACAAGAGATCCAGAGGAGAAGGCATTGGGAATAGATGCTACAAACTGGTTAAAGAAAAAATTAGAGGAAACAATTGATGGAGAATATGAACTTACTATACGCACTGAACTTAAAGGCGGGGTTGGTAAGTATGGGCGTCTCCTTGGTTGGTTATATGTGGGTGATGAAGAAGTTTCATTAAATGAAGATATGATTGAAGAAGGATATGCTTGGGCATATGATGGAGGTACAAAACAAAAAAACTTCGAGGAACTTCGTGAAATACGAAGGTCTTTCGGTACACTTATTGAATAACTATTATGAAAAGCAGAATGATTGAAGCTCTCAAAGCATCCGCTAACGGAGAGATTAAAAAACACTTGGTTAATATTGACGTTTACTTGCACAATCCTGTTGGTATTGGTGAGCACTCTAATATTATGGACGCTGTTACACAGGAACTAGATGCAATTTCTAAACAGCACGATAGATTAGAAGTGCTGGAAAAATATGTAGAGGGTAGAGAAAAGAACAACTGTTTCAAATACTCATGAACATAGAAGATCCTATTGATGATTGGAACGTCCATTTAGAAATTGGTATCACTGATGCCAGAACATTGCATCGTATAATTACTTTTGCTTTGGAAAATGGATACGATAAAGATGATAAAGGATATCTAACAGAAATGCAGAATCAATTTTATGCTATGTTATTAGAATACTCTTTTACTCATATAGACAGAAATGAATGACCTTACCATATTTCTATTTGGTATAATGTTTGCTGCAACAGCAAGTGCTACCTTTGCATTCATGTGGAGAATGACTGGTGCTTTGTTGGAGGACGTAAAAAAACCAAAGAGAAACAGACATCCTGAGATGCAAGATGTCAGTGATGGAGAGGAGTTATTGGTGTTCAAAGAACTAGAAGATCCCGAAGATAAATAAAACACGACAAGTGAGGTAGTTATGGATTCACTCAGGAGAGAGGAATGTCCTAAGTGTGGTGCAATCTGGATGAATGGTCAACATTATTGGAATACAGGAAGTAAAGGAAACGAACTTGATCTAGCTGGTTTAGTTTGTAATAATCTAGGAGACAATGAATGCATCAATCCTAGGAAAGGAGAAGGTGGTGGAGATACTTGGAGTAAGAGATTAGAATTCTTATCTAAGTTGGAAAACTCTAACGAATTCTAAATAAAGTATGGCAACAAATGATGTATATCTTGGTAACCCGAATCTAAAGAAAGCGGGTACTGAGATTCAATTTACAAAGAAGCAAATTAATGAATGGGTTAAGTGTAAAGCAGACCCAATATATTTTGCTACCCATTATATAAAAATCATCTCACTTGATGAAGGTCTAGTTCCTTTTGACATGTATGATTTTCAAAAAAGAATCTTACAGGACTTTCATGAAAACAGATTTAACATTGCTAAACTCCCTAGGCAGACAGGTAAGAGTACGACTGTCGTGGCTTACCTTTTATACTATGCTATTTTCTATGACAGCGTTAATATCGGTATACTCGCTAACAAAGCAAGCACTGCGAGGGAACTACTTGGAAGACTCCAACTAGCATATGAGAATCTACCAAAGTGGATGCAACACGGAATATTAGTATGGAACAAAGGTAATGTCGAACTTGAAAACGGGTCTAAAATCTTGGCTGCTTCTACCTCTGCTAGTGCAGTTAGAGGTATGTCCTTTAACATTCTATTCCTTGACGAGTTTGCATTCGTCCCTAACCACGTCGCAGAGCAATTCTTTGCCTCGGTTTATCCTACTATTACTTCTGGTAAATCAACTAAAGTCATAATCATATCCACTCCTAATGGCATGAACCACTTCTATAAGATGTGGGAAGATGCTAGAAACGATAAGAACGGTTATATAACAAACGAAGTTCACTGGTCTCAAGTACCTGGCAGAGATAAGAAGTGGAAAGAAGAGACGATAAAGAATACATCTAAGAGACAATTTGCACAAGAGTTTGAATGCGACTTCTTGGGGTCTGCTGATACACTTATCAGTCCATCAAAATTACAATGCATTCCGTTCAATGACCCCATAACAAGCAATGCAGGACTTGATGTTTTTAAAAGAGCAGAAGAGAATCACGAATATATTATTACTGTCGATGTTGCCAGAGGTATCGGTGGCGACTATTCTGCTTTCATCGTGTTTGATATCACCACTCTCCCGTATAAGATCGTTGCGAAGTACAGAAATAATGAGATTAAACCTGTACTGTTTCCCTCAGTCATTTTCCAAGTAGCAAAGGAATATAATAATCCTTACATACTTGTTGAGGTAAA